AAATGGATAAGCGGCGAGGTTCACACGGTTGACCTCGACACCGACGAGGGGCGAGAGGTTGCCTGGCGGACGTTTATCGACAGAGTGCATACACCGCACGAGCGCCGAATCGGATCGTCTATGCGTCGATACCTTCGAGCGCAAGCGGCACGAATAGCCAAGCGACTCAAGGAAGAACTCGGCAACAAGTCGGTGACCAAGTCGCTGGACTCGGTGGTCCTGGATCGGGTCTTGGATGAGACCTTTGAGCGTAACGAAATCATGAGGCTGTTCCGGCCGTTGTATCGTCAAGCGTTGGCGGATGCATACCAGGAAGCATCCAAGAGTATCGACCAGAGTTTGTTGTATGACCAACAGGAACTCGCACAACAAGCGCTCTTCTCCGTGCGTCAGATGGAGACAAGCATCCTGCAAACGACACGCGGATCGGTGGGTCGGTTGGTTGACGACTTGATCACCGAGGGCGCCACGCTGGCAGAGATGCAGACCAAGATCGTCCAGTCGACTTCATTCAGCCCCAACCGGGCGATGACAATCGCAACGACAGAGACGACACGACTCGCTAACCATGCAGCCAACGCAGCGTACAACAAAGCGGAAGAGTCGGGAATCAAGGTACAAAAGATGTGGCTATCCGCACGCGACGAAGCTGTCAGGGAAGCGCACAGAGATCTCGACGGAACGACGATTCCAAGCGCGGCACAGTTCACAAAGAACGGCGCAACGGCGGACGCTCCCGGACTCTTCGGGGTGGGGTCTTTGGACATTAATTGCCGATGCACAATGATCGGAAAGGTGGTCAAATGAAGCACGTATTCAAGACAATGATCTGCAAGGCGGAAGCCAGCGACGACGGCACAATCACAGCGGTAGCCAGCACACCAGATGCCGACCGCATGGATGATGTGGTGGCGCCCTCATGGAAGCTGGACGATTTTCGTCGTTCGCCGGTCATTATGCACGCTCACGATTACGAGGGACCCGTGGTCGGAAAGGCCGTCGAGATCGATCTCGTCGGTGACACGCTCATGATGCGCGTCAAGTTTGACGAGCACGAGAGCAACCCGCTCGGACAACGACTCGCGCAGCAGTACCGCAATGGGTTCATGTCTGCATTCTCGGTTGGCTTTGCGCCTGGCAAAGTGACCCCCCGGTCACAACTGCCGACAGACCATCCGGCGTACAGCGAGAAGAGCGCGGGGTCGCTGATGGAATTCAACTCGCTCCTTGAAGTGAGTGCGGTTGCAATTCCAGCAAACCCGCATGCGCTCGCAGTGCGTGCGAAGCGTTGGGGGCTGGAGCCCGAAGCGGTGAAGATGCCGCTACCACCGGCAAGCATGGAGCCGGCTGCGAAGCACATCATTAACGTCGAAGAAACCGAAGACACGTATACCATCACCTATGCGAAAGCAGAGCACGACATGGCACCCGAAGAGCCAGAGTCCGAGGGATATGGTGGCTACGGTGGCGATGACGACGACGAAGACGATCGGACGCTTCGATCTGTTGTCCGTGACGAGTTGCTGTCCCTGTTCGCAGACTCAACTGAAGAGCAAGTACAGGACGGGCTCGACCTATTTTTGAACGATTCAACCCCCGCCGACGAGCCTGACAGCTTCGAGGCACTTTTTACCCAGGGCGAATAGCCCGCACCCACACTGGAGACAACGTGGATATTCAAACGAAAGACGACGCGCTCCGCGTTTTGTCAGAAATTAAGTCAGAGCAAAAGCGACTGAGTGACGCTAACCGTGATCTGAACGACAACGTGATCGAGAAGATGGCGGCGGACCTCAAGGACGCCCAACAGAAGATCGCAGAGATGGCGGCGCCCAAGGTCGAAACCGTAAGCGAAAAGGAAGCGACCCTTCGACAGTTCGTAAAGCAAGACGGATCGCTCGATGTTGCGGGAATGATTGTAGACACCACCGATCGCGGTGAGTGGCATCAGGAATTCAAGCAGTTGGTAGACGATCGGAATCTTGCCAAATTGATGACCCGTTCTGGTTCTGTTCCTCAGTTGGACGCGAAGCTCGAAGCGCACATGAAGTCGGCGCCTGTCGAAGTTCGAAAAGCCTTCAGCGACAGCGCTGGCGTAGGTGCCGAGTGGATTCCTGATCTTCTCATGCCTACACTTGTTTCTAAGCTTTACACACCGAAAGCGGTGGAGGCATTGTTCCCCACGCTTGCCATGCCCGGGAAAGAGCTACGGATGCCGTTTCTGACTTACAAGGTCAAGCCATACCTGAAGAGCGGCGCCACTTACGGCACGATCACCGCTGAGGATGACACGACCAGCCAAGTGAGCATGACAGCCAAAAGTCTTGCGGCGCGGATCACAGTGGATGAGGATGCGTCGGTTGATTCGGTCGTTGCCGGTCTCGACTACGCTCGCAATTCATTGGCCGATGCTATCGCGTCAGCCGTTGAGGATGCAATTATCAACGGTGACACCGCCGGAACCCACCAAGACACCATCGCCAATTGGAACCCGCGCTCCCGTTGGAATGCTTCCGGTCTTGGCGGATCGGATGACCACCGGTCGGCATGGCTCGGCCTTCGTGCTCAAGCGTTTGACGTATCAGCAACCCGTTCTGGCGGTGGTGACAGTGACCATTACAATGGGATCTTGACCACTCGCGCACTAATGGACGGCGCACACGGCGTCGGATCAAACATGGCTTTTATCTGCTCGCCCGAGTACTACCTCACGCATTTGCTTGCGGTAGACGAAGTCGCCACGATCGACAAGATTGGGCCCCAAGCGGCGGTTTTGACAGGTCAAGTGGCCAGCATCGCAGGGGCTCCAGTGATCGTGAGCGACTACGTTACGGCTGACATGAACGCCAGTGGTATCTATGACAACGTTACAAAAACCAAAACCGGGTATCTCTTGGTGAATCGTGACGCGTACATGATGGGCAACTACAAGCCACTTACGATCGACGTTGACCGCGAAATCGTGAACGGAGCCATAGAGGTCGTCGCGACACGTAGGACGATCTTCAAGTGTCTTGAGGAATCCAGCAAGTCCGTTGCTTTCGCATACAACATTTAAGAGGTAAACAATGCCGACCCTAAAATTCAAAGGTTTTCAACATACAAGCGTCTATCGGGGATCCACAGGTGAGTGGAGCCCAGGTGACGAAAAGACAGTCAGTGATGCAGACGCAAAGCGTTTGCAGGCTGATTATGGCGATGCCTTCGAGCCTGTAGGGTCGGCAGTTGCCGCACCGAAGAAGTCCCGCGCCGTCAAGTCACCGACAAAGCGGGGCGGGGCTTCTAAAGCCAAGAAGGCGGAGAAATGAAGTACACAGCAACACAGCGGGGAACATTCCCCACGGGCGTACACTGGACAGCGGGAGAGTCTCGCGACCTTGACCTTCCAGAGGGCGTAGAGGCGCCCGAGTGGCTGAAGAAGGGTAAGACCACTAAGCCCAAGAAAAAAGCGGCTGAGGGCTAATCTGTGGCGATTATGACGGCAGCAGAGGCGCGGTTGTACGTGCGAGGCATCACCGGCACCGGGGAGGACAGCAACCTGACCACCCTGATTAGCCGTGCTGACGCTGTTTTTTCGTCCTATCTCGGTCTACCCCCAGCAAGCGCGGGCGGCGCCGCTACGCTCGAAGACACGACGATTACACTGTATCTTGACGGACCTGGCGGCCAGGAGCTGCGGTTGCCGTACGCTCCAATTCTTTCGGTCACATCGATACACGACAGTGACGATCGGTTGTATGCTTCGGCGGATCTGGTGGCTGCTGGCGACTATGAGTTGTACGGCGACGAGTCGTTGATCCGGCTGACCGACACAAGTTCCCACGGGTACTGGTCAACTGGCCGAAGAGCGATCAAAGTGGTCGCCGTCATCGGGTTCTCTACTATTCCCGAAGACATAAAGCATGCAGCGGGTCTACAGGTCGCACACTGGTTCCAAGGCCGGGACCACGTAGGCCGCAAGAGTATCAGTCAGGGCGGCGGATCGATCACGGTGAATGGTCTGGATCTGCTGCCAGAAGTGAAGCAGGCGCTGAACCCGTACCGCCAAGCCGGCGCTATTTGGGTGGGCTGAATGGCCACAATGACCCTCGACGAGTTCCGGGACCGGCTAAAAGAGGCTGTCCGCACCGGTGCAATATCGGAATCAATTGTGCAGACCGGCCATGAACTTGCGTTAATGATGGAGCGAGGAGCCAAGCTAAGAACCACAGGCGGAAACCCGCTCAACGTCCGGAGTGGCAAGCTTCGACAGTCAATCAAGCCGGTTGTTCGTGAAATTCGTGGAGGCGTGCGCAGCGGGGTTCAGGCAGGATCGAAGCGGGTACCATATGCACACATTCACGAGACAGGCAAAACGCGAGACGGAAAAGATAGAATCTACCCGAAGAACGCGCAGTATTTGCGGATTCCCTTTCCAGGCGGACCAGCTACAACTCGGACCGGTCGCGATCGGTTTCAATCAGCGCTGAAAGGTGGGACGGAGTTTCAGTTTGTGAAGCTGAAGAATGACAAGGCAATGCTTGTCAATCGGTTTACGATGGATCCTTGGTACTTGTTAGTGCGCTCAGTGAAGATCAAAAAACGGCCATTCTTGAAGCCATCCAGGCAAATAGCAGCAAAACGACTGCCACGCGTTGTGGCGGTAAACTTGCGTAAGGCGTTGCGGAGCGTGAACCTTGGGTCTTGAACGCACCATACTGAACCAGATCAAGACGCAGATCGCCAACGTTGGAACGGGTCCTGCTGGGACGTATGCCCACGATCTACGGGGCGACGATCAAGTGGTGATCGGAGAAAGCTTCGCCCCGCATAGGCTCCCCGGTTGCTACATCTACCCCAACGGAGTGACGACAGCGCAGACAGCGGGTCGCACGGTGCTACGCAACTACGACAGGACCATGAGCGTTCAGATCGAAGCATGGACGGCGGCAACATCCAGCGCACCAGGCACTGCGTTACTTGATGCCATGGACCTCCAGGACGACATCATGCGCGCGCTCGAAGAAGACAGAACGCTCGGAGGTAACGTGAGAGACATCGAGATCTCGGCGTCCGCTTTCGACGGTCACGAACTCGACCGGCCGTCCTTGGGGCTTGCTGTTCTCGTGCTCACTATCGATTACACTGAACGAGCAGGAGCGTAAAATGTCTTGGTACAGTTCAGACTACAGCCATCGAGCGGCGGTCAGCGTCAACAACCACGGCGGAACAAACACGATCGAAGTCTCGATTGTGATCCCATCAGAGTGGCCTGAGTTCTGGGATCTGGTGTTGTCGTCTGGGAATGACGTTGTAGTGACGGAGGGGAACGGAACGACGGTCACCACATACAAGCTGGCATCGTGGGATTACGCGGCCAAGACAGGGACCATCCATGTGGATAATCTTGGCGCGTCTTCTACAGGAGCAGCGCTCACGCTCTGGGTCTATTGGGGCAAGACGGGAGCCAGTTCTCAGCAGTCCTCGTTCACACATAGCACGACACCCAAGACGGGAACGATTCAGATCGCTGTGCCCGGTTCGGGTTCAAGCCCGATCGTGTCATGCCGTCCGGAGCCACCTGGAGCGACCAGCCCGCGCACCGAGATCGCCAAGGCATCAGGGGAAGACATCCACGTGTGGTGGGACCTTTCGCGGGTGCTATCACGTCGACGCATACCGTATCAGAACACGCGCCATCTTGAAGAGGTGGACAACGTCCGCTACACGGTCGAGAGTCAAGGTAGCGCTGTCACGTCGATGTCAGACAACGCGTCGATCTGCCAGGTTGGTGACTTCATACGCACCACGATCAAGGGCGGATCCAGCGGAACGAACTACGTAGCAATTCTAACGGTGATCACGGATGAAACGAGGGTGCTTGACTTTCGTTGTGCGATCCGTGTCAGCGATGTAACTGAACCCACATAATCCCACCCACGGAGCACATCATGGCATCTATTTACCACGGAAGAGGGGCCGCTATTGGCTTCGGAGCAGAATCGACATACGGAACGGCGGTATCACGAACAAACTGGCGCCCCTTGATCTCGTCAAGCTTGACGCGCACAATTGAAAAGGTCCCACGGCCTACACTGCGAGTAGGTGGCGCGGGCGCTATGCGTCGATCGCACTACGTGCAGGCCGATAACGCAGGTGGAAGCTTCAGTATCGAGGCCTCATATCGGTCAATGGGCCTCCTCTGTAAGCACCTGATGGGCGCCGTTTCGACTACAGGAACCAACCCCTATACGCATGTCTACACGTTTGCAGACGATGTGCCTACGGGCCTGACTATTGAGAACATTCGAGGCACCGGAACCAGTGAAGTGTTCGAAGGTTGCAGGCTCAACACAGGCTCTTTCACTGTGTCGGCTGGCGGTGTGATGACCTGCGACTTCGATGTGATCGCTGAGACCGGAGCAGCCACGCCCCGTGGAAGCGCTGGAACTCCGACCTTCAGCGCCACCGACGCGCCGATCCTGCACAGCCAAGCGGGACAATTTACATTCAACGGAGCGACCTACGATCTGATCGATATGACGTTGACCGTTAACAATGCGCTGGCAGTCCGTCAGCATCTTGGCTCCACCGTTACAGCTAAGCCACTTCGGTCTGACTTTCAGAGCGTGGAACTGGCGATCACTGTGGAAGTCGAAGACGCGCTGTATGCGGCGTTTATCTCCGACACGGAGAGCGATGCCCACATCACGTTTACCGATGGCACCCGATCATTCCGGATCGATCTTCAGAATGCGTACCTGTCCACGGTGACGGACCCTATCAGCGATGCAAACGTGGTGCGGCAGAGCATCACGTTGATCGGACAATCGGACGGCACAGATGAGGGTCTGAAGCTGACAGTGATCAACGGTGACAGCACAGGGATCGGCAACTGATAAACGCTCAAATTAGGAAGGTGAAAAATGAGCATTCTACACGCAATCAAGAACGCATCGATCGATGAGGTGGAAGCGGCGGGACTTTTTTGGAGGGTCCGTCGCATCTGCTCGGCAGACCTGGCGAAGGCCGGGGTGGCATTCCTTGCCGTGGCAAGCCCAGACGACAGCAAAGAACAGAGCGCCGAGGAAGTCATGAACCGCATCAGCCCGAAGCAGGCGGGCGAGATGGCGACACTTCAGGAGGCGACAGTGTGCGCCGGTACCATCGCGGTGGGTGATGGTGAGAAGTGGGACGAGTTGAAGCTTGTGATCGACCAGAAGAAAGAAAACCCTGACAAGGGCGTTCTGTGGGTCGGTGGTCTGCCGGCGGGTGTGGTGGATGTGCTGTTCACGCGCATCATGTCACTGTCAACCGACGGGGAGGAAGCAGCCGAGAGGCTCGCATCCTTTCGCCAAGAATCCGGAGATTCTGCTGGTACTCGGCGAACTCGGCAAGATGTTCGGAAGACTGCCCCATGAATTGCTTGAGTTGTCTCCTTATGAGTTGGGCTTGGCCCTTGAGGTATACAGACAGAGAGACGCCACAGCGGCGCAGATGATGGAGAGAATGGCCAATAGTGGCGGGATTCCGGTTGTTCCGGTGGTGGTCTTGAAGGGGTAAAAAGGTGGCGGGCGATACAATTAAATTCCTGATCGAGATGCGCGACGGCGCTTCCGCCCCACTGAAGAAGGTTGGGAAGGCGGCGGACCAGTCAGGCAAAGACGCCAAGACAGCGACGACGAAATACACGGAATTGGCAAGCAAATTGCATCTGATGGGCATGGCTGCCAAAGCCGCACAGACCGCTGTCCTTGCGATCGTTAAGCCGATGAAGATGCTGGCCGTCGGCGGCGTTGAGGCCGGCGCGCAGATGGAAGGATTCGAGACCCGACTCAAAGTCCTGATGGGATCCTCCGCAGCAGCCAAAGACCGGCTGGACGAACTATTCCGAATTGGCTCAACGACTCCATTTGAATTGCCTGGACTGATTGAAGCGGAAGTCAATCTCAGGGCGCTTGGCGTCAACGCGGAAGAGACGCTTCCACTTGTGATGGACTTCGCTGGCGCAATGGGTACCGATCTTGCTTCGGCGGCGGTTGAAGTTGGTCGCGCTATGCAGTTTGGCGCGGGCGCAGTTGAGACGATCTCCGGTCGAGCGTTGCGAGCACAGGTGGAGTTGAGGACGGGCGCTGATGCGTTGAAGATGTCGACCGAAGAATTCCGAGATGCCATGGTGGCAACACTTTCGGATCCAGACGGTATCTTCAAGGGTGGTACACAGAAATTAGCGGCAACGTTCGACGGTATGTTGTCGAACCTTCAAGATTCGTTCTTCAAATTCAAGAAAGACATCGGCGATGCTGGGTTGTTTGACACAGCCAAAGAAACGCTTCGCGCCATGCTGGAATTCATCGATCAAAACGCAGATGGCCTACGGGTGATGTCGCGGGTCATATCCGATGGCGTGGTTCGTGGTCTGTTCGGGTCGTTAAAGCTTGCGGGTCTATTGTTGGATACCTTCCTTGCAGTAGGCGCGGCGATAATGGACATCGGCAGAAAGTACACCGAGATCGTACTGAAGCTGAGCCAGACACTCGCGGGGACGTTTTTGGGTAACACCAAAGAAGAGCAGAAGGCGCTGGAGGACAGGCTCGCGACGATTATCGACACCAAAGAGGAACTTGTCGCAATGGGCGGTTTCGCCACCCAGGCTGAGGACATGGTCAGCAAGATACAAAATCGCGTCGCCAACTTAGACAAAAGGCGATCCGGTGGTGGTGGAAGAGGGCCGGCCACACCGCAGCAGCAGACAGGCGAAGCACAGGCGGCCACAGGACCAACCGCCGAAGAATTGGAAGACTCGCTGAAGGCGTCCCTTGAGGCAACTGAAAGACACCTTCAGCAAGCAACCGCTTCATTGCTCGATCTTCAATACAAGCTGAGCCCGGCGGGGCTTGCAGAAAGCTTGGTCAGCAAGTTGACCGACCCCTTCACAGCGCTGACATCGATGATGGGGCCGGCGGGTGGACTTGTTCAGGGC